GCGATGTAGGATTATCAAAATTATAATGTTTGCTGAAAACGTAAAAGTTGTTGCCAAGTACAAAACTAAAACCAGTATAGATTTTTTTTAATCGTTCAATGCCTCCGATATCGGTTAAATTTTTAATAATTCCGAAATTTATTATCATTTTTACAACCTCCTATTTTTTACATTTCATAATGTATATTATTTCCAGCTTACTGTACTTTGTCATTTTACCATCATTTCCCATTTTAGATATGAAGGAAATAATTGTAAAATTAGAATTGAATAGAATTGAATAGATTGAATAGAATAGAATTGAATTGAATAGATGTGAATTTCGCCTGCTACAATTGATCCTGCTATCGTTTCCATAGCGTATCACCCATGCATAGCTTTTATACCATATTTTGTAAAATGGTGCTTGCTACAGGATGTTATAACTTGCAGGCTGTTATGACATTATATACAGCTGTTTTACTGTCTGTATTTTGTAGCTGCTACCTGTCACGTATCGTTTATTAGCATTAGATATCTAATACTAATATATTGTTGGCTTTTCAAATAGACCACAAAAAAAGATGTAAAATACTGTATATATGTGTTTGTCAATGTGCAAAATTGATTATTGCATTATATTGATATCCACCTATGTTTATATACGGCTATACTACTCACTGGCAACTTGCCTACTTTATTTGTTTTCCCTTTGCGGATATCCACATCGGGCAAGTATTTCAGATCACTAGTTTTCAAACTGATTCGGCTATTTCATAGGTACTTTTCAATGTCTGCAATATTCAATTTTCAAGGTACGTGTAAAACTGTGTTTTAAACTGTAAAACTAACTTACAATGCAATTATATATTATTTTGCGTTTGTTGTAAACGGCGAATTTAGACTGATTAGAGCGTTTAGGATTGACTAGGTGCGTTTAGCTACTGTTTACTCCTGTTTTCGTACAAATGCAATATTATATATAGATGTTTTAATAGATAGATAGATAGAGGGTTATTATACTATCGGGCAAAAAAGGCGTTTAGGGCGTGTTGGTGGTGATGGTGGCTAAAATGCCTTTTTTGCTGATGCTGATGCTGGTGGTGATGGTAGCTGGTGGTGATGGTAGCTGGTGGTGATGGTAGCTGGTGGTGATGGTAGCTGGTGGTGATGGTAGCTGGTGGGGTAATTTGTTTTACATACTGATCATGTTACCCTGTGGAAACTGTGGATAACTTATCCACAGCCTGTGGATAACTCTGTGGATACTGTGGATAAACCCTGTGGATAAGTAAAAGTTATCCACAGGCAAAGCTGTGGATACTGTGGATAAGTATTTGAATGATTTTACATTTCTTGGGTATTCGCTTTTTGTGTCAAACATTATTGCTTTACACGTATATACAATTTACCTATATCTTCCAGTCATCATCCCAGTTTTACTTACATTTATTTACACGCCCTGTGATCCGCTATCCATGCATGTTGTAGGTTATTACACGTCAACTCATTTACTTCATGCGAAATATGTATTTAGTTGTATGTTTTATTGTATGCCTTGTAATGCAGTGTTACCAACGCCTTCAGTGCCCGGGTATATTTACGTTTCAATCCTTTTTTTGATCGCCCAAAAGTCCCTACCCACCCCAATTCCCACACTTTTTTCAAATTTACCCTCAAATTCACCCTATTAAATTCACTCATTTTCGCTTATTTTCACGATATCTCACGGATATTTCTTCAATTATCTCTCATTTCCTTTGATTCTCTTAATTTTTCAAATTTTTACCCTATTTCATCGTAACCCCTTATCGTACCATCTACCGTACCTTTATCGTAAACTTTTCGTAACTCCGTAATAACTCCATAATATAAATCTAAATAAATCTAAGCAAACCTAAACAAATCTAAACAAATCTAAATTAATCTAAATAATTTTAAATAATCTCAATTTTAAATTCTCAAATCTACTAAAATCAACACTTTCAAACCTCAATCAACGTAGACCCCTCTATTTTCTATTTTAAGACGTTTTACCTCTATTTAATATAATTTCATTACTTACTTATAAAAATGTCTAAATCTTTATCCTAGACCCCTAGAACAAGTTTAAAATTATATGTTGAGTCTACAATTTACTTTTAGTTTACTTTTAACTTTAATTTAGTTTGAAATATATCAAGAATACATCAGGACAACAAATTAATTATTTTATATTATCTGCTCATTTTTATTTGATAAATACAATATTATATGTTACAATGATAATAGGAGTATTTTAAAATATTTTATTTTTAGGAGGTGATATGTATGACCAAGAAAACACAAATAATATTTTCACCACAATTGGCAAGACAATTACTCAAAGATCGCTATGTTATTGTAGACATTCAACCGAACTCAACAAAACCAGAAAGAACAGTATTCTTTTTTAGAAACGATGATGGACTTGAAGAAGTCATAAACAAATTTCAACAAAGCAAACAAAATATCAACACAAAATAAAATACAAATAAAGGAGAGAGTAGGTAATGAGTAATAATCAACAACAAAAAATAAATAAATATCAACAATCATCTAGAGAAAAAAAGATAATTATTAAGAATGCAATTTTTACAGACAGAATTATTTATAGTATTTTACCTTTAGGATTTGCGTTACTTTCATATTTGCTTTATGAATCCAGAAATACAACAGACACATCCACAACTATAAATATATTAATGAATATTTTAACAATTAAAACTAAAAAAACTACTATTAAGTATCTCAATAAGTTGAAAGAGTTTAACTTAATAAAATTTAAAGAAGATTTATCCGACACAGATGTTAATAAAAGATTTGAAATTGACCTAACCCAGTATTATGATATTCAAGGTGGATTTGAGCAAATACCAGGACATATATTCATAGATAATTATATTGGTGAAGACTCATGGACAATATTCTGTTTGCTTTGTAAAATGTATCATACTGATTATGGCAATGCTATGTTGTCTCAAGAAATGATTGGATATAACACTGGAATCAAACATAGAAAAACTATTAAAGATAATATTATTAAGTTACAAGAAAAAAATTTAATATCTATTATACCAAATCAAACATCTACTAATCCATTTGAATCTGGCAATGGGTATGATGGATATTTAATTTTATCTAAACCTTGTAAATATAAGATTAATTTTTATTCTCAATAGCAAGGTTTTGATTGAAAATTCGTTAGAATTTTCCGCAACGCTAGTTACATTGAAAAGTTCTTTGTGTAAGTAGTATTGTGTAAGTATATTGTAGGGGCAAAAAACGAGTCTGGAAACACTTGATTTTACTACATTTGAAGGCAGTTTCCCATTGTTCACCAAAATCGCACTTTCTTGACCAAGTGTGTCACGAAATCTGGAATATCCAGATTCGGTGACACAAAAAATCTGGAATATCCAGATTCGGTGACACAAAAAATCTGGATATTTTGACCTACGTGAACAATGCGGAACTAATGCGGGTTTGAAGGCTATTTTTTTGTATTAAAATAAATACAATCAACTGAAACTATTGCAAATACTATATTTGGAGGTTATTAAGCAAAATGACTAAAAACAACACTCAATCAACTACCTTGTTAGACTTAAATCTAGAACCATTTTATGAACGTTACTATTCAGAGGATACTGCCTATGGAGTTTATGTTTGTTATAATTTAGATACTGAAGTTAAGTCTGAAGATTATTTTGGTTTTGGGTCTACTACATCCTTTCAAGAAGTTACAATCGTAGGTAATTTCCCTCGTCTTACTATTGGTAAAAAATATACTGCCAAAGGTGAGATTGTATTCCATAAACAATATGGAGAACAAGTTAAGATTCACTCAATATTCTCCCCTGAATCTAATACTCAGACTGACGAGCAAGAATTCATTCGTTTTCTTGTTACAGATTTGCAATTTAAAAACATACTAAAAATTTATCCTATGCCGGTTACTGCTATTATGGATGGTACTTTTAACTACAAAAAAGTGAAAGGTTTTGGTCAGAAAAATTATACACTTTTAAAGACTAAAGTTGAGAGTAATTATAACAACATGAAAGCTATGTCTGTATTGGGGGGTTATGGTTTAAAATTTAATATTATTAAGAGATTAGTCAAAACTTATGGTTCTGCTGATTTAGCGATACAAAAGGTTATGGATAATCCTTATCTGTTGTATACAGAAGTGGATGGCATCGGTTTTAAAAAGGCAGATCAGATTGCCCAAGCAATAGGGTTTGATTTTCACTCTCCTAAACGCATATTAGCAGGAATTATGTACTCAATTGAATTACAAGAGTCTAAAGGCAATACATATGGATTAATTTCAAACATTAAGCAAAACGCCGAAGATATATTAAATTTAGAGATTGAGAACGTAGATGAGTTTTTGGATAGCTTAGATTTTTATGTTGATAAAGAAAATAATATTATTGCTCTCAAAAAGACTTGGCAATGCGAAAAAGATATAGCTGAAGAATTGCATCGGTTGAATGGTGCAGAGACAACTCTCTTATTCCCAGAAGAAGAAATTTATAAGTATATCAATGAGATACAGCAGGAATTAGGGATTGAATATACTGACGAACAAAAGCTGTTGTTTCATGAAGTAAACAGAAGTAATTTAATTATGCTTACAGGTTTTGCTGGTGTGGGTAAAACTTTTACGCTTAATGGTTGTTTAAAGATGCTTGATAAAAAAATAAAAGATGTATCACTTGCTGCACCAACAGCTAAAGCTGCAAAAGTTATTGAAAATTCAACTGGGCGAAAGGCATCGACAATTCATAGATTATTATATTGGTCACCAGATGGGTTTATATATAATAAAGAAAATCAACTTGACGCTGAGATTGTAATAATTGATGAAATTTCAATGTGTGACATTTGGCTTTTTAGAAGTTTAATAAAAGCAATTCCTGACGGATGTAAATTAATACTTGTAGGAGACCCAGCACAACTTGAAAGCGTAGCTACAGGAAACGTATTGCATGACATTATTAATAGTAAATGTTTTCCGGTTATTAAGTTACAAACTGTTTTTAGACAAGCACTCAAAAGTGGAATATTATCAAGTGCAACAGATGTAAGACAAGGTATTAAACCATATGACTCTAAGTCTGAATCATTAGAGTTGGGAGCCACAAAAGATTGTCGTTTGTGGTTTGGAGAGAAAACAGATACAGCAAAACGTATAGCCATGATATATAAGTCTTGTTTAAAGAAATGGTCTGTAGACAACATTATGACGATTGTACCAATGCATAAAGGACAGTCAGGTGTTAATGAACTTAATTCTATATTACAAGCAATTGCAAATCCACAAGATGGAACAAAGAATGAATTAATATTAAATTCTAGAATGTTTAGAGAGGGCGATAGGGTTGGGCATACAAAAAATGATTATCTAGCAAATTGGTTAGATAAGAATTATGAATATGTTGGTATAGATGGAGTGTTTAACGGCGATACAGGTATTATAAGAGAAATAAATACGTCCGAAAGATTAATATATGTTGACTATGGAGATAAGATAATAGAATATAATTCTGGGAACTTTGATCAGTTACAATTATCGTATGTTATTACATGCCATCGCTCACAGGGTTCACAGTCACCTGTAGTTATTATGGGTATTGACATATCGGCGTATATGAACCTTAAGAGATCACTGGTGTATACTTCAATTACTAGAGCTTCGCAGCAATTATTTATTGTAGCAGAACGTAAAGCATTGAGTATGGCGATTCATAACAATGCTTTAGTATTGAAGAAAACATTCCTCTGTGATTTACTAATTAATTACAAAAAAGACTTTACTACTGCTTGACAATTATAATGTTATATGCTATAATAAGAGCATGGAGATATGAAAATTCACATTATATTTCATTTTTTCAAATCTCCATGCTTACTTAACAAATAAAATATTATATGTTTGGAGGATTAATATGACATACAGAGGGATATTACGACAAAAACCTTATAAAGACGGTATTCATTATGGGATTTTTCAAAAAGGTAATTATTATGATTTTATGGACAATTTTAATTGTCAACTAATGGACAGGGTTAAACTAAGAATTATAGCTGATAAGAGAAATGTATTTGACGAGGAAGGTAAGTTGTTAAGAATTAAGGATTTGAATGGAAAGTATCATTATAAAATTAATAAGAAAAGTATTGATGATGTTTTAAAAGAGAGTTTAGAAGCTTATGTAGAAATTGAAATGGAGAATATTACTCCAGAATATTTAAGAGAGGTAGTGAGTTAATGGGGGCTGTTCATCAAGAGACATTAGGACAAAATAGAAATTGTCATGAGTGGGAAGCATTATCTTTGTCAGAAATTAATACTATAAAAAGTTTAATAATTAATAGAATTGAATTTGATAAATTTTATGAAGTGAAATTATATGAAACTCAAAGTGTTTTTTCAACTAATGGTGTTCCACAATTTTATGAAATTATTGAGGTTACATATTTAGATTTAGAGCGACTGATTAAAAATGCTAGATTGTCAGACCAACAAAGAATGATAATCAAATATGTAATGCGTGGGTATGATTATGGATGGATTGGCGATAAGATAGGTTGCACTGCATTAAACATAGAAAATATTTTTGATACTGCATGTGAAAAAATTAAAGAGCAGAATGATTTTGAATGGCAAGAGTGGATTGAAACCAGTGGTCAAATTAAGGTTGAGGGTGAGTATAAGCAGTGTAGTAAGTGCCAGAGATGGCTAAAGGCTAATGAAGAAAACTTTAGTCCTGATAAAAGAAATAAAGATGGTTTTCATAGTTTTTGTAGGCAATGTAGATAGTGAATACAATATATTGTGGATTACGTCAAAAAAACTATATAAAATGGTCATTTTACCTTATAGAAATACTAGGGATAGAGGAGGATTATATTTTGAGTTCATGTTATAAAATAATAATGCCTAATGGTCAGAAAAAAAATATTTATTACAATAATTTAGACAATAAAATTGATTTAGTTGAGCAAGAGGTGCTAAGGTATTGGGAAGATTATTTATTATCACATTGGATATGGCTTGGTAGGTATGAGCAAGGTAGATTAAATTACGAAGATAAAGTTAAATCTTTGTTAGATAGATGTGGTACTTTTGTATTATTTGGTGATTTTAAAGAGCATGATATTTTAAGTAACAGTAAACGAAATCAAATGTATGATAATGAAGTTTTATTGTCATGTGTTCCTGACGATGTTAAAGATATTGTTTTTGGGATTGATGTAGAATCCGGAGATATAACACAAACTCCTAAAAGAAGTAGCACTATTATTACTAATGAAATTTTATCTGGTAATAAACAATATACGCAAGAAATTAAAATACATAAAAAAAGATTCCCAAAAGTAATAAAGAGATACAAACAATCTCATCATTATAAAATTAAAAAAATATATTTTACCAAAGATAGAATAGTTAAAGAATTGTACAAAATTAAAAATGGGGATTTACAAGAGAAACCATTAAATAGAGAATTGCCTGAAGAAGAATTAATTAAGTGGCAGCAAAAGCCGTTTAAAAATATTCATGGCGAAAATGTTTATGAATACAGAGATAAAGTAATTAAAGGGCATAGTGGCATCATAGACTCTTCCTTACCATACATATGGAAATGGTGCTATGTTAATACTGATAACGAGTTTGAATTTAATGGGCAAAAATATAAAATAAGCAACGAAGTTGGGCAGTATTCTGGACGAATTGTCCGGAATAGGCGTGGGGATGAAGATATTGTTTATGATATGGATATGATTTTATGTTATGAACAAAATGATAGACAGTTTTATTTTGATCAGAAAATTGATCAAATAAAAAATAAGTATATTCAACAAATATAATTTTATATGTTCATTTTAAATATTACAAATTTATTACAGTTGTAGAGCGATTTGCTTATTGATTTTAGCCACTATATTTTTAAAGGTAAACTTATTCGACTTTACTATAAAAGTGGCTCAAACTTTAATTTTGGGCTTGTACGTTGATAATTTAATGGATATTCAATGACAGACAAAATAATCTTTCGAAAGGGTGCTGCGTGTGGCGAAGAAAAAGAAAGATGATATGTTTTTTGGATTACGATTAACAGATGAACAACAAGAATTTGTGGATGCTGTACTTGGAAATGATTATGATGTCATTTTCGTAAATTCTAAAAGTGGTACAGGAAAATCGACATTGACTGTGGCTTGTGCGAAGTTGCTTGTGTCTAGTGGTAAGTATAATGGTATGAAATACATTTTTAGCCCTGTAGAAGAGTCAAAGCTTGGTTTCACTCCAGGAACGGCTGAGCAAAAATGGAGTAAATATTTCACACCTTTAATAGATGCATTGATAGAAATAAATGAAGTTCCTGAGAGATGTATTAAATCAATTGCAGTTCAAAATTTAAAAAGTGATTGTGAACCTTGGATAGATGCAATGGCACATACATTTCTTAGGGGAAGTAACCAAAAAAATTCTGTAATAGTGATCGAAGAAGCGCAGAACTTTACTACTTCCGAGTTGAAAAAAACTTTAACACGTTGCCAAGATTCAAGTAAGGTTATTGTTATTGGACATTCTGGACAAAACGATTTAGAAGATAAAGATAAGTCTGGTTTTGAAAAATATATTGAACATTTTAAAGGTCAAGAAAGATGTAAGATTTGTAATTTAACAAGAAATTTTCGGGGATGGATTTCAAACTGGGCTGATAGTCTAGCTGAATAGTGAACTACCACGAACCTAAAAGGCATCGTGGGTTTATGCCACAAAATAAATAAAAGATTAAGAGGAGGAAAAGGAATGGCAAAGTCAAAGATCCAGGAGACACACAAATTATCAATCGAAGGTATACTTGATATTCGGAGTGATAATACAATAAGAATTTCGGTTGAAGATATCGGGGACAAAGAACTCAGTGATCTACTTTTGAAATTTAACGGTGAAAATGTGAAGTTTGGAGTTGCATTAAATAACGAAATAACTGAATAAATTGAAGATTTGATTCATTAGTATGAGTGGTGGGTTATGTCAAACGATTGCCGTTACCCGATATGCGGGATATAAAAGGTCGGATTCAAATGGGGTGAAAGGGCAGTGGCAGAGTAAGTCCAGCCACTAAAAATTAAATAAACATTTCCCATCAAGAGTACATGTTGACTTTGATAATACTGTATGTGTATTTGGGAGAAAAACTAAAACATAAAGGGACTAACTTTTGTCAGCAGGGTTGGTAAGAGTAGCGTTGGTGCTGTTGAGTGTGCTAAAAGCGGTAGAAATGGTTTCCTCGCCTAAAATTTATGAAATTACATCCGATAACGAGTAAGTGGAACGGGCAACCACTTTCACCTTCCGTTGAAAAGCGTTAATAAAATAGGTAGTAATGATAAAGTTATATGGGATACGCCGCCCCATCTATCAGATGTAATTTCATAAATTCAAAGTTTGGTATATTTTTAGCTTATGTACCATAGTGTACAAAAAGTTTCTGTAGTCGTTTTGGCGATTACTGTTTTTTTCACTGCCGGTATAGTTTAATGGTAGAATAGGTGTCTTGTAAGCATCGGATCGGGATTCGATTTCTCGTACCGGCTCCATTCCCCCTATTTGTGGGGAATGTTAAGTCAAATTCACAAAGGAATAGGGGGTTTTTTATTGTCGGGCTATAATAGAAATTCTGGAGAATCTTTTTTAGATTATGCCGATAGGCTTATAACTGGCAGAAATGAAAAAATTTATGATTTAGATAAAGCAGAGATTTATCAACTTTTATATGGCGATAATGTTTCAAGTGATCATGCTCGTAAAACGCTGAGGACACTTGAAATGACAATAGAAGAAGCAAAGAAAGATCAAACAAATAAGGAAATACATAAAGATTTAAATGATAAGGATTTAAAGCCTTCGCAAAAGGATTCAATAGAAATACATCCTGATGGTAAGCAAACTAGTACGAAGCTTATTGAAATGTCCGAAGAAGAATCAAAAGATGTAAATTTTTTATTGAGCAAACATGGTTTTGATATTAAGGCATGGGAATTAGTGTCTGCTAGAAACAACATCTGGAATGTCTATTCAAAATTAGATGGGGTGCAGGTTTTATATTCTAGTAAAATAGTTGTTAAGCCAAGAGTTGATAATATATCTTTCGAAGAAGTTAAAGAGCATTTTGAAGAATTTACTAAGAATTATCAATCGCCTATTCATATCCCAACAAATTATGATGTTAATGGCAAAATGTTAGAAGTAAACATTGCAGATCTGCATATTGGAAAGCTTTGTTGGTTTGGTGATTCTGGAGAAAATTATGACTACAAAATAGCTAAAGAAAGATTTTTATATATAATCAATGACGTTATTACAAGAACAAAACATTATAAATTTGAAAAGATAATGTTTGTTTGGTGCAACGACTTTTTCCATTATGATTCAATAGAAAATACTACAACGAAAGGAACCCGACAAGATTCCGACATACGTTGGCAAAAGCTATATCGTGCTGGCGTAGAATTGCTTATAGAAGGAATAGATTTACTTTCGCAATATGCTCCCGTAGAGACATTTTATATTGGTTCTAACCATGATAGGATGACAAGCTATTATGCGATTTGTGAACTAAGTGCTTTTTATAAAAATAATAAAGATGTGAAAATAGATATTGCTCCTATCTCAAGAAAGTATGTTGAGTGGGGTAAAGCCCTTATCGGGTTTTGTCATGGATCAGATATATCTAAAAAAAATCTCGGTGGGCTACTGCCAAAAGAAGCTAGAGAACAATGGGGCAGAACTCTATTCCATGAAATTCATGCTGCACATTTTCATTCTGAACAACAGGTTGAAGAGTACAACGGAACAATTATTAGATATGTGTCTTCCCCTACTTCTACTGATAACTGGCATTTTGAATCAGGGTATACCGGGACGATTAAAAAGGCACAAAGTTTTATATGGGATCGGGATTATGGATTGACTGATATATTGCATACATCAATAATTTAAATGTTATATGTAAGTAAACTAAAAATTATTTTTAAGGAGGAAAAGGAATATGGAATTAAAAGTTGTACATTATGTGTCGGACGAAGATCAAAAAATTGTTGCAAGTAGGTATTTTTTTGATAATAAGGAAATCAGTAGTGAAGATTTTACAGAACTTTTAGTTGGATGTGTCGAATCTGATGAAGATTGTGGGTTTGAAGATTTTGACAAATGTGAGAGTTATGAGATTTACGATGATGAGTTTGAAGATATTTGTGATGATAGTGCTAACGCAGAATTGGATATGATTTGCGATTGTGCTAGTACTATTAATGCTGGGTTGTGTGAAGCACACGTTTATCACGCAATTCAAGATCTCTTTTACACAGCAAAAAAGTTGGGTTATCGAGATGCTAAATTAGAAATGATTGAAAATTTGAGTGAAGATATTGAAATATTAGACGAGTAGGACAAATTGTGCCTTGAGTTCTTAGAGAACAAGGCTATATGTGGTGAGAGCGGCCAAGATGTGATGGGTGTAAGTCTCTCCCCCTTTCCTATCAACAGAAGCATTCACAAACATTTTTATGAATGAGATAGAGGGTACGGTTTATACCCAGTTAGTTAAACTAACGAACTGCCGAAAAGCGGATAAATTTGGTGTTTTATATGATTTTTAAATGGGAAACTCCTTGCCTGATAGTAGGGAGCTAAAAAACAAAGCAGTCTGAAATATGGCTGCTTTTTTGTTTTAAAATTTAAAAAGGATAAGAGGTGAAAATATTGGGATCTGATTTAATATCGAAGGAATGTGGGCGTTGCCACAAAAAGCAAAAAATATCAGGTAGTTTTTATACTCATAGGGATTTTAAAGAATCCCAATATTCAGATCTATGGTGTAAAAAATGTGTGAAATCTTTTGTTCAAGATAAAGAAACTTTAATGGGATATTGCGATGCAAATTATAGAGAGTTTTCTGAGGAGTTGTGGGAATGGGCTAATAGATTTACTTTAGAAAAACTTGAACAAGATGAAAGATATACAAGTTTAAATACAATAGAAAAGCAAGACATGTTAACGAAAAGAATTTTGAATGAGTATTTCAGAAGTATGGGTAAAACTCAATATTATAGATTTAAAGTGGATAATAATAACAATATAAATCAAAGTCAGATAGAAACTATAAATCAATTAAACGATCCTGAAAAAAAAATATATTCTAAAAAGTGGCGTGGGCATTATACTCAGCAAGATTTAGATTATCTTGAAGATTACTATGCTGGTTTGCAACGTGATTTTAAAATAGATAATAAAAATCATGAAGATTATGCTATGAAGACTGCTAAAACAAGTCTAATGGCCGAAAAGGCATATGAGGATTGGATTAATGGAAAAGGCTCTGAAAAGGCTTATAGGGATGCGCAAGGGGCATTTGATACGGTATCACAATCTGCTAAGTTTTCTGAAAAGACCAGAAGCTATACGGATAATAATGGGATGGGTTCGCTAGGCGAGATAACTAAGCGTCTAGAAATAGATGGATTCTTACAGAAAAAAATTAAATTTGAAAAAGATGATGTTGATTCTATTATAGAAGATTTTAGATGGATTTTGGCTTCGATTGGAGTGGATACAAGTGGCGAACAGAACTAATTTTTCGAAGCGAAAGAAATCTATTCAGGATGGAAATTTTCAGAATTTAGATATGCCAGAAACAAATCTAGTAGTTAAAAAAACCACAATTGACAACGCAGAAGAGTGGGAAAAGCAGATTTTATTTTGGAGAAGTCATATTGACGTATTCATTGAGGATTATTTTAGCACTCCAGATCAACCTATTAAGTTTTTCCCTTTTCAAAAAGTTATAGTTAGAGAATCTGGCAATTGTGTAGAAGTCATTGATTGTGAAGGTCGTGGTTTGGGCAAAACTTTCAAGGTCGCATGGATTGCCTCTGCTCTATCAATATTGTATCCAGACAATAGGATACTCATAGTTTCTAAAACTGCTAGACAGGCAATTTTAACTATCAAATGGATTAAGCAAATAGCTAGTAAAAATACAAATTTGTCAAGGGAAATAATTTTTCCTATTAGAATATCTAAAGACGAAGCAACGGTTAATTTTAAATCTGGATCAAGTATTGAAGCATTAGCTATGGGTACTGATGGAAGCACACTTCGAGGACTCCGCAAAAAGATTATAATCATAGACGAAAGTCTATTAATTTCTAACCAACCAATTGATGATGTGCTCTCCCCTATTCTTCAATATAAGAGAGATATTTATTGGAAGTATAGGGATCAAGGATTTGAAGATTTTGAGTCAAAATTAATTCAATTAAGTTCAGCGTTTGTTAAGTCATGTGATTTTTATGGCAGAATAAGACGTTTAATTAAAGATATAAACAGTGGTGACGAAAAGAAATTTGTTTGTGCCTTGAGTTATAAAACCGGTGTTAAATATGGAATCATTGATGAAAATTATGTTTTGTCACAAAAAAGGAAAATGCCTTTATCTAGTTGGGAATGCGAATGGAATTGTAGATTTATAGGCGCTACCGAAGGTAGCTTCTTCCCATATGATTTAACACAACCATGTAGAACGCTCGAATCTGTTGAACTATTTCAGCCAGCAAACTCAACATCAAGGTATATCTTAACATTAGACGTTGCTACGTCAGAGGCTAAATATTCTGATCACGCTTGTTTATGTATTATAAAGTTATCAGAGCGAAATGATGGGACGTTCCTGAAATCGCTTGTATTTATTCGAAGCTATCACGGTTATAAACTTGATATGCTGGCTAAAGAAATTAGAAAAATGTGTGTAAGATTTCCGAATATTGAAAAAGCCATAATTGACGTTCGTAACATGGGAGAAGGCATTTTGCCTTTATTAAATATGCCTTATGTCGATGAAAATAAAAAAGAACACCCACCAATGGTTCCAGATACTTATGTTGGTGGAAATAACGTTTTGCCTATTATTAGAGAAATCAAAGCTGATAATAAAATGAATAATAAAATGGCAATGGCTACTAAAAGATATTTTGAAGATATGAGTTTAGTATTGCCAATACCGTATGTTAATATTCGTAGTGAAATGGAAGATAATTCCAAAGATTTTGACGACGATAAAAAAGTGAGTAAAAAAGAAGAAAACAAGAAAGATTTAATGCTTGAAGAAGTTGCTATATTCGTAGATGCAGATGCGCTCCAGTATGAATGCGGAAATATTGTGCCAAAAATCGTTGCTGGAGGTACAACATACAATACTCCTTCTGCTTTACTAAAAAAAGACCGGTATACAAGTATTGCGATGGGATTGCAATATGTTTCTGACTTAGAAGAAGAAAATAAAGAGAACATACGTCAACCCGGAGACACATGTTGGGGTGTCACTTCAACATTTTGAATGTTAAACAAATTAATTATTATAAGTATTATGTCAATAACCCACGAACCTAAAGGTTCGGGGCTTGCAAAAGTCCTTATTGATTAGACTAAGTTTTAACTAACTACGTTATGCAAGAATATATATAGTTACCTACAAATATTTATCCTAGTTTGTAGCTCTAAGGTAAGTGATTAAACAGTTTCAATGGGTAGAAACAGTGTTGCTTACACTAAACCTTGCAGTAACATTGTCTAAGGATATTTACTCCAACATATAGGAGGTTTTAAAAACATGGTATATGTATTAAATATACAAGGTAAACCTTTAATGCCTTGTAAAAAAGCTAAGGCAAGAAAATTATTAAAGCAAGGTAAGGCAAAAGTAATTAAAAGAGAACCTTTTACTATTCAATTAATATTTGAGTGCGAAAATCAAGTGCAAGAAGTTACTTTAGGTGTGGATGCAGGAAGTCAAGCAATAGGCTTATCCGTAACTACAGATAAAGATGAATTATTTTCAGCAGAAGTCGAATTAAGAAACGATATTGTGGATTTACTCTCAACACGCAGACAAAATAGACGGACAAGAAGAAATAGATTAAGATACAGAAAACCTAGATTTTTAAATAGAGTAGGCAGTAAAAACAAAGGATGGTTAGCTCCTTCAATTGAAAATAAAATTAACACTCATTTAAAAGTTATAAGTAAAATATATGAAATTTTACCTATATCAAAAACAATAGTTGAAGTAGCAAGTTTTGATATACAAAAGATTAAGAATCCAGATATTCAAGGAAAAGAATATCAACAAGGCGAACAATTAGATTTTTGGAATGTAAGAGAATATGTTTTATTTAGAGATGGGCATAAATGTCAAGGCAAGAAAAACTGTAAAAACAAAATACTAAATGTTCATCATATTGAATCACGTAAAATTGGGGGTGATAGTCCAAATAATTTAATAACATTATGTGAAAATTGTCATGAAGATTATCACGATGGCAGACTAAAATTAAACTTAAAACGTGGTCAATCATTCAGAGATGCTACATTTATGGGAATTATGAGATGGAGTTTTTATAATAGACTTAAAGAAATATATCCAAATGTACAAATGACTTATGGATATATAACCAAAAATACTAGGATAGTTAATGGATTACCAAAAGAACATAGAATTGACGCATTGTGCATAAGTGGGAATCTATCAGTAAAGCAGTCAGAATATTGGTATTATATTAAACAAATAAGAAAACACAACAGACAAATTCATAAAGCCAACATTTTAAAAGGTGGAAAGAAAAAGTTAAATCAAGCACCATATGAAGTAAAAGGATTTAAATTGTTTGATAAGGTTAAATATAAAGGACAGGAATGTTTTATATTCGGTAGGCGCAGTAGTGGATATTTTGATTTAAGAAAGTTGGATAAGGTGGTTGTACATCGGTCAGCGAGTTATAAAGACTTAGAATTAATACAAAAAAGCAATAGTTTATTAATAGAAAGGAGAAGTGCAGGTTAGAGTATGTGTAAGGCATTCCTCCGCTAGGCTAAAGCCATAGCGGTTTCCTGCCAAGTTTTTATGAAGGTGGTGAGATTTTGGGTAGACCTAAAGGCAGTAAAAATAAAAGTTCAGAACAATTAACTCAAACAGCTAGTACAAGTTCAACTTCAACAGAGCCAGAACTTGCGTGGGGAGCAAAAGTAAGCCAAGATTATCAAATCGCCACCTATGATAATAAATCAATAACATATCGTGGCGAGATCAAAGGCTTTGACTATGATAAAATTTTGCGTGATAAACAAAAGTATATATATGATTTGTTCGCTCTCTCGGACTACTTTGTAGACAAAGATCAAATCTATCGTGGGATTGTCAAGAACGTCTATGTCCCATTCAGTTTATCAAGTGGCTGGAAACTCACTGGCAGCAACGAAAAAACAAAAACAAAATATTATGAACATTATAAGTCTATTGGGTTTGGTGATATTGCGAGAAGTATATTTTTACAGTTTTACAAATATGAAAATGTTTATACATATTTAAAAACAGATGGTTCGTTGATTACACTACCGGTACACAAAATTCGAGTTTCTGATGTTTGTGCAAACGGTGAGTCTGTGCTTGAGTTTAATATAAAGGAACTAAATAAAAGAACATTTAATATTGGTAAAACCAAGAAAGATTTTTTAGACGATTTATTGAAAAAATATGATGGATACCCAGATGAAGTTAAAGAAGCAATAAAAAGTGGAGATTCAGATTGGGTACAACTTGATCCAGATCGCACGTTTTGTTTAACTGGGTTAAAGGAAGATTGGGTTAAGTATGGAGTTCCTATGGTGTCAGCGTGTTTAGAACCTTTTTCTAAAAAAGCGTTAATATCCAACTATGAAAATGCACAACTTTCACTGGGGATGCGTGGGTTTTTGCACGTTATGGTCGGGGATAAGGATAGTAATATTAAAATTGATAAAAATATTTTAGATGCTAATGTTGAAGTGTTCAAAAGTGCACTTTCGGGATTTCCGTTGGCAGTTACGAATTATATGGTTCAAAGTGCATGGCGTAGTATTGACACCAAACAGTTGTTCGAAAAAGATATGTACAGGTCTGTCAATTCTGACATTTTAGCTGCCGGAGGCATCTCTGCTGTCGTTGTTGCTGGTGATAGTAGTGGAAATACAAGTTTCGCTTCTTCTCAGGTCAGTGTCCAAACGGCGGCTTCCAGAATTAAACAGTGTACTGATAATTTTGCCGAGATGATGAATAAGATCAACATTAAACTTGCTGGAATTTTGGGTGTAACAGCAACAAAGATACCTGAATTCAAGTTTAATGAAATTGACTTGACTAAAGATGGTAAATTTAGAGAGACTTGCTTTAAGCTTTGGCAGCAGGGTGTTTTGAGTACAAGAAGTCTGCACGAAGAATTTTCAATAGACCATGATCAAGAGTTAGAAAGAAAGAAGAAAGAAAATGAAGATGGGTATACGGAGATATTTACTCTTCCACCTTCATTTAATAACCAGTCTGGAAATCCTGACGATTCAAAACTTGGTGCACCTACCTTGCCTGACGATAAGCGTACTAGCGATCCAAGTAAGTCGGCAAGTGGGAAAGCTCCAAAGCCTAGTACAAAATAATTTAATTATAACTTAATCCAACATCCAAATTAATTGATAAAAGACACGTTTTATATGCTTTTTGTTATATATAATGTGTCTTTTTTATAACCTTTTAGATTTTACATCTCCCCTACCCTACTATCCAAGAAAGGAGGTAAAAAACATTGCCTCAAATACCTGAAAAACTACAATTTGAAGCTCAAATAATTTCCATTGGTTCTGAATCAAACGACCTGTACATGAGTCTTGATATGGTTTTTCTTGACAATAAAATCAATTTAAATTCAGTTCGCTTCACGGATGACTTTCTTTATGATGTCGAAATCAACAAATTGGACTATATAGGTTTGCCCCTTGTTGGGGATCAGAAAGCGATAACCGAAGGGAACTACGACAAGCTAACTCATAAATATAACAAAAAAACTGGGAGTTTCTCGACTCAGGCACTTGGAAGTTTTGTTGATTTTCGCACTGAAAAAGATGGGGACACTGTTAAGCTAATAGCGTCTGCTAGAATATGGAAAAGATTCCCGAATGTGTGTGCTGCCATAGAAGAAATGTTTAATAGCGATTCTGGGTTAAAATTCAGTTATGAGTGTTATGTCACAAATTACACAGTTGAGTCAGGTGTAAAAATTGTAGATAAGGATGAAGCAAATACAATAATTTCTAGCTGTCTCGTCTCAAATCCTGCTAATCCAAATTCGGTTGGCGTACTTCTTGTTGCGGAAGCAATGGAAGCTGATATAGATAATATGAATTTAGGTGGTGATGTTTTGGAAAGGGATAAAAATTTAACCCAAGAACAATTTTTTGCAAATACAAAAATCCATTTTATCAGTGAATTGGATATTTCTCAGGTTCAGCGTAAGGTATTTAACAAACTCAAAGCCGAGCTGAAAGATACTTATTGGGAATATGACTCAACAGATATGGGCGTGAATTATTTAATAATGAAAAATTATAATACGGCAGATCTGTTACGAGTTGATTTCACTGTGGGCGAAGATGATATCACAATCACTGAAATGTATGCTGTTGATAAGACGTATACAAGAAAAAAATCTAAGGAGGACGATGAAATGGCAACTATTGCTGAACTTGAAGTAAAGGTAAAAGATTTAGAAACTCAGATAGCATCTAAAGATACTATCATAACTGATAAGGATAAACTTATTGCAGAGAAAGAAACCGCATTGACAACTAAAGATACTGAACTTACTACCGCAAATGAAAAAATTAGCACTCTCTCAGCCAGTGTACTTGAGAAAGACAAAGAAATTGAAACTCTTCAGGCTGCAAATACCGAACTTGATACTATTAAAGCGGAGCAGGAAAAAGTTGTAAAGGCTGAAAAGAAAGAAGCTCTTAAAACAAAATATTCAAAGCTCTTGTCGGCTGAGATTATGAAAGAAGAAGCAATTGTTGCTGCAATTGAAAATTTGGATGAGTCTGTACTAAAAGACAAAGTTACCGAATTAGCACTTGCAGCTGCTGAAAAAGATCAGAAGAAAAGCAAGAAACCTGAACTTGCTTCCCGTATAACCGACAATATCGAGCTTTCGGGTACAGAACCCGATAGTCTTAGGGCAAAATACGGAATCTAATTAATACTGATAATTAATATGTAGTTCACAATTTATATCTTAAATAACAAATTTAATATTATAATTTAAAAGGAGGATTTTTAAATGTATGGTATAGTTAATAATGGTCTTTATGATGTAGACGGTAGATTTGAAGCTGCTGCTCCTGTTGGCAGGGGTGTTTTTGTAACTCCTAGCTACGTTAACAAAACAGCAGCGGTTCCTGTTGCAGATGGTGCTAAAGATGTTTATTTCGTTATCAATGAAGTAACCACTCCAAAAGAACTTGGTGTAGATGACAATCTGTTTGTTGTGGCCGCTGGCGTTAAATTAAAGCTTGCTAAATTTCAGCTTGGTGCTACTTTTTCAACCACAGAATTTGCTGCTGCTCCTGCTATTGGTGATGTTTTAATGGTTGGTGTTGGTGGCGGTCTTGTTGCCGATAACAACGGAGTGTTCAAAGCAACAGTTATTGAAACTATTCCTGCCGCTCAGTTTGGTGGAGAGCCTGCCGTTAAGTGTATAGTAACTGCTGTTTAATTCTAAATTTCATTAAATCAACAATTCAAATATTATATTTAAAGGAGGATTTATTGTAATGAAAAATACCTATAAAGAAGTAGATATATTTCTTGCACAAGCAAGAGGAGAAGTAGATGCAAAAGCTCCTGAACTTGCAGAGGCAAGAGAAACAATTAAAGACTTGTCTGCCAAATATGTAGACACTAAAGATAAAGGCATAAGGACTGAACTGGCTGAAATCACAACTGTTGTAGCAAATGAAATATTGAGAAAGAAAACTCAGTATATTGAACTTTTTGGCGATGTTAAAAGAACTAAAACAAATGAAAGAGTTCAGTTTGAAATTGAGAGAGATCTGACCAGTGCAGAATTTACCGCCAAGGGAGTTGCTGGCGATAGAGGTACTGTGATTAAAGAGTACACTAGCATGGCAACCGAATTCGTAACAACCAGACCTTATATTGCTTTTCTTGATTTGGCTTCTGGTAGAATCAGCTTTGACAGTATAGCGGCAAAATCTGCTGAAAAAATGGAATTTGCTATAGTTAACAGACTTGAAACCACTATGTTTAATGCATTTAGTGCTATGGCTGCTCCTAACTATGGAACTGCTGCTGGGGTAGCTCCTGCGGTTATTGATCCAATGATTGATGCTTTTGGTAGATTTGGGCCTGTTTCTGTTGTAGGTGATCAAACGGCAGTTGGTGCTATTACTACAATAGGTGGCTGGGTTCCTGCTACTCTCCCTGAAGCGTTGGCTATAGAGTACAACAGAAATGGACACATTGGAACATATCATACTGCTAATGTTGTTAAAATGACTAATCCGTTTAGACCTAACACATTAAACAACACTGCTCTTAGACAGGATTTGCTTTACATCTTGACTTCTGGTGATGAGGGTAGGAGGAGTTTAAAAGTGCAGTTTGAGGGCGACATGATTATGAGAGAAAACGAAGACTTTAAAACCGGAGATTACGAAATGATGATGGGAATCATGTTTGGTGCTGCTGTTGTTGGAGCTGAACACTATATGGGCATTTACAGAATTCAGTAATTTCAATTAATTGTGGAGGGGGCTTCCCCTCCCATTTTATTATTAATAAGGAATAAAAGGAGAGATCTATTATGAGAGAAGATATTAAAGTTTTAAATAATAATAAATATAACGTTGGGTTGCTTTGCCATGCGTGGCATAAGCATAGGGTAGTTAAACCTAATTCTTTTATATATTTAAATGAACGAGAAGTTCGAGAATTAGATTCCGACTATCAATTTTTTAGTTCTGGTGAGTTGGTTATAGATGATGAAGAAATGAATTTGGCACTTGGATATTCAGAAAAGAATCCAAATACTTTAACCGAAGCTGAGATTAAGACAATTTTTAAATTAACGCCTTTAAAAATTAAAGAAAAACTGGGCGGCGTGACTGAATTGTTTGCTATTAATAAAATTTATGATGTTGCAAAGAAATCTGATTTGACAGCACTAAGACTAAAAGCTGTTGAAGAAATTGTTGGCAAAGAAATAAATTTAGATGATATAGATCCTGAAATTTCTGAAATAACAGATGGTGAGATTATTGATCTGTTAAATGGAAATTTTATGAGGATGAAATCTGAACTGAAAAAGTACACTGATCCTGATGCTATTGAAACGATATATGGAATTGCTCAAAAAAATGTTGATAATCTGGCAGAGGGGAAAATTAAATTCATTAATGATTTTTGTGGAAAAGACTTAGTGATTGTAGAAAGTAAACAAGAATAGAAAACAAGAAATTAGCAATTTTTTAAAGAGGAGGTATTTAAATGGCTGTACAATTTGATAGAACTGTATTGAACATAATTCAGAATATTGATTTTGAGCCTGTGTATGGCACACCAGTTGAAGCAAGGTCTGCTACAGCAAGTTTTGGATGGGCAACATCTCCCGTTGACGGGGAAAAAATTTCTATTGGCGAAATTGAATACACTATAGTTGCAGCATTAGTTGACGATGGAAGCCCTTATGAAGTAGTTGTTGGGGCTACCGATGCTGAGACAGGCAGCAATTTGGAAAATGCGATCAATGGAAAGGCACAAACTCCTGCTGTTTTTGGGAAAGATACTCTCCCCAATCCTGCCGTAACTGCCAAATATGCAGATGGTGCTTTAGTTGTTACCGCAAAGGTTGCGGGGGAAGAAGCTAATTCTATTAAAGTAAGTGGTGATTTTGGTACTTGGGCTAAGGCAACTCTTACTGGTGGAATTGACGGTACTGTAGGCGTAGCTGGAGAAGGAAGATATGATGACATGCATGTTTATTTAAATGTGGCTAAATCTACAAAGTCTATAAGTAATTGGAAGAAATTAACTTTGACTGATATTGTAGAAACTTAATTTAAGGTTAAAACAGATTAGATAAAATCTGAATTTTATGAGTTTATAGGGAGGACATAAATCTTCCCTATAAACATTTTTAGAAGGAGGATGAGGGGTGAGTACAGATCTCAATGATTTAAGAGGAGAAATTAAAGATGCAGTTGCTCTATATCAGACACCTATTGTGTATGACGATATTTTGTTTGATAAGATAGTGCTGAAGGCTGTCAAACAATATTACATAGATACCGGAAAAGTAAATTTATTTAATTCACAGTACGTTACAGGTGCAATGCCTACCCTAACTATTGATTTAAACCTTGTAGAGCGTGAATACATAATTATATGGGGGCAAATAATTTTTATAGATCAAATTCGTGCAGACGTTTCACAGTTAGTTTCACTAACCTCAGATGCCATGAATTTGACAAATATGGATAAACCATATAAAAATTTATCTGAAGATAGGAAAAATTTAACTGACAGATTGATAGAATTATTTTATAAATTGCCAAATGTAAGTACTATGACCCCAGTAATTAATATTTCAATTCCTAAACTTAATGTTACCTATGAATGAAGGTGATTAAAATTAGAATCAAGATAGAATATAGGGATAAAGACTTAAATATTGTGGATGTTCAAACGTTCTCGTTTCCAGATTACTGTCATTTATTGAGCCAAAAAACGCTTTCACTCCTCTATTTAATAGAAGATTGTCTTGATGGTAAGTTGGAATTTAAATCCTTGCGACATACAATCTTTGACCTTGCAGGGGATCTTGATAGAATCCCGCAAAATATTGCACAAGATTCTGAAAACCAAGGTAAAAACATTAAAATGAAACCGCCCGAAAAGGGCTTTTTTAGTTTTCTGAAAAGGGGGAATTAAATTGAAATTATATATTCCCTCCCGATTTATTGATAGTTCAAAACAACATTTTTCAGATATGCTTAATATTCCAGGGTTCGGAACAACTGTTACTATTAATCCTAATTTGTCGGACTCCCCTACTCAGGCAAAAGTTCAATTGAGTAATCCAAACTTTAAAACTAACTATCAGAATATTACTGATAATACAAAAATATTGCGTTTCAATTTAGAAGATAACATTAAAAAGGGAGATTATTTAACAGAAAATTCAAGCGGAATTACATACCTAGTAACTTGGCAACCTTTTAAGGATATAAACAGCTATAAGAGTCAATGTCAGATTTGTAATGCTTCTCTTGTTTTTGAGACTTGGAAAGACGCAGTTTTAGATGACAACACAGGTGAAGTTGTTTCAGAAGCTGGTTATTCACCTGTTGCAAGCAACATAAAATGTTTTACTTCTAGATCTGGGATGGGGATCTTCAGTAGTGGCGTGGGTGAGGTTGGGATTCTGCCCTTGGGGAGAATGGTTGTTGGTGTGCAGTTCAATGATAAAACAGCTAAGGTTAAAATCGGTCATGAATTTAATTTTCATAATAGCCAATATAAAATTATCGATATTGACTTTGGCCAACTCGATGATTCAGAGAATTTGGGGTGCTTAGTTTTTCACACCGAAAAGTTAGAGGGCGGTCGTAAAACTGAGGTGGTGATTTAATGCTACAATTTGACATCCCATCTCTTATTAGAGATATTACTAAAGAATGCACACTAGCCCTAAAGCAAGTAGCAGAAAAAGCCAAACAAGCAATGATATATGAATTATCATCTCATGCCGGTGCGGGTATGGGTACGACAGGCCGAAGCGAATGGAATAGAGAAGTTGGGGATGCTATAGATTTTGTAGCTGCTAGTACAGCAACTGAGGCGGTAGTAAAAGTTGGATTAGTGAATTCGCAAGACAACTATAATCTAATGTTCAAGGCCATGCTCTTAAACTTTGGGTCAGGCAGCTTGGCAGATATAGAGGGGAATCCTTATATCGCAACATATTTAGTTTCTGATGCTTACAATACACATCGTACGGGCTTTGAAATTCTCACTCGCCCTGGACAAATTATTTATGATTTAGAAACTGACGAATGGCGAAAGTCTAACGCTGTGACTGAATACGAAATACCGCAGTTTAGTCAGCCACCTACTCATTTTTTTGAAAATGGATTACGACTAATTGTGAGTGAATTTAACATAGTTATTGAGTCTGTGTTAGATAAAATAAATTTTAGTAAATATTTAATTGTTACGTGAAGGAGGTGGTATATTGAGTCTTGCGTCAGAAAGGAAAGAGTTATTTTTGACTCTATATCGAGATGAAACTTTAAAGACACTTCTCAAAATTCCATCTGTCGACATAAATAATATGGCAAAAGTTAGAGATACTTACATCACTCACTCTTATGGGTCAGACACCATCATAACCGATGTGGCTTGTAGAATTTTGTATCG